ATTATCAGTGACTACGTTGATGAGAACGAAATAGGCGGACCCGATCTTGATGCATATTTAGCGTTGTACGAAGCATTCGAAAAAGGAGAGAAGTAATCATGGCATTGAAAACTAACAAGAGCATCAGTCTCACAGGTACATCCACCATTGGTGATGTTCAGGTCGCTTATTTGAACGCAACTATTGACCAAGAAGGAAATGGAGCCAATACGGTCAATCAGTCAATTCAGAATCAGGCACTCTATGACGCGAACAAGAAAGAAGTTCGAGCTGACATTGCCGAATTTCAGCAATTGCTTTATGACACAGAGGATTCTTTGACTTCTGAAAAAGAGGGCACAGATAGCAGCAAAACATCGGGAAAATGAGTCAACTATAACTAGCCGTTACATCCTTATGGAAGGAAGTGAGAAAGTGACATTTTTTGGATACACGATTGGTGACTGGGCGGAGTTCATATCACTCATAGGGGTGGGCGTAAGTGCGGGCAGCTGGCTGTTCAAAAAGATTGCCTTAGATCCATTACGCTCTGATATTCAAATGTTGTCAGATACGATTAATCGTCAGCTTAAATTGCATGAACAATCGCTGGCAGACTTGAATGCTCATCTGAAAACACACGATGACGAGCTTGGCAGTCACTCGGTTAGAATCACTCGATTAGAAGACCATGTAGGCATTAAAGGAGAAGATAACCATGAAGATTAATTGGAAAGTACGAGTATTGAGCGTCAAATTCTGGCTGGCTTTGGTGCCAGCTTCTTTGTTGGTAGTTCAAACGGTAGCAGCGGTTTTCGGTTACAACTGGGACTTTGCCAACTTGGGTAAGGAACTCACCGCAGTGGTAAATGCAGTGTTTGCATTATTGACCATTGTCGGGGTAGCCGTTGATCCAACCACAGAGGGTATCGGTGACAGCCAGCAGGCGTTAGCTTACCCGGCACTCATTACCACCAAGGCGGCTAAGATCAAGGCGTTAGAGGATCAGATTAAGGCACTGCAAGCAGATAAAGCGGCTGATCAGGCAACTTCTGCTGCTAGTGAAGTAGTTCCAGACACGTCTTCTGCAGCACCGGCGGAGTCAGCTCCGGAATCTGTTGCTTCACAGCAATAAGGAGGGCACCATGAAATTTAAAACTAAACTCATCACCTTAGTAGTCGCCTTCTTGGCGGCTATTTCTTTTGCCTTGCCATCGCAGGTCAATGCAGCAAATACCGATATGGTGGATACTTCTAATCACAACGGATTGATGACGTATGACAATTACTATGACATGTTGGTTCATTATGGAGTCAAAGCAGTTGTTCAAAAGGTTAGTGAGGGGACGACTTATGTAGACCCAACAGCCAAGTATAATTTGGCGAGCGCAAAGCAGGCGGGACTTTATCTTAACGGTTATCACTATGCCCGTTACACCACAGTTGAGGGAGCACATGCAGAAGCACGGTTTGCCGTAGCTGCAGCTCAGTCTGCAGGTCTTCCAATTGGAGCTGTTCTAGCAACCGATGTGGAGGCAAGCGAGCAAGCTAATAATAATTATGCGGCGAATACTGCAAACAACAAGGCATTTATGGAAGTTGTTCAAGCAGCTGGGTATCGGTCAACTATCTATACAATGGGTAGCTGGGTCGGCACAAAAATGATTGTTGATAAAGGCTGGATTGCTGATTATCCATATAACACGAGTCGTGATCGATACACGAGCCATCATGCTTGGCAATTTCGGAGTGATCAACAATTCGCTGGTAGCTATGGTAACTTTGATGTCAGTCAGCTATATGATGATTTCTTTACTGCTAATCAGACACCTAGCCCGTCAGCACCTGTAACACCGGCACCAAGCCAGCCAGCGAAATCGAATGCAGCCAGTGATACCGACTATGCACAAACTGGTGTGTTCAAGCCGTCCACGACGGTCAACATTCGCACGGGTGCCGGCACTGGATATGCATCCGTTGGTAGCTATGCACCTGGTGAAAGTGTGATTTATGATCACGTGTATATCCGTGGCACATATGTTTGGGCACGTTATCTCAGCTACTCCGGTAGGTATCACTACGTTGCGCTAGGCGTAAATGGTGGTGAGAGCTATGGTTCACGCAGTTCAAATGCGCAAACCTATTCGCGCACGTATTATACAGTCCGCTCTGGTGACAGCTTCTGGAGCATTGCCAGCAAGTATGGCATCAGCATGTACACGTTAGCCGCTAACAATGGAAAGTCAATCTACAGCCTGATCTATCCAGGTGAAAACCTGGATATCAGGTAACAAAAATAGCCTTCTGCCTGATTAGGAGGAGGCTTATTTTTTATGCATTTTTTAGGAATGATCCTTTGTTCGGCTTGATGCCACACTTGAACAGTTTCTTCGATGGGTGGGTATCGGCAAAGATAGTAAGGAGTTCCTGCAATCATTATGTTGGCTTGATAGACAATCGTACCGGTAGTATTTGGGTGAGTTTTGACGCCGGTGATGTTGATCAGATTATCAGAGTGCAACACTGTTAGCACTTTACTGTATACTTAAATTCATAAGAGGAGGAGATCAAATGAATGAAGAAACAGAGTGTCTTGTGCCGCTACAAGCAAGAATGGAGATGATTGACGCTGCACTCAAAGAAGGCGGTCTTGATGTCTATATGCCTGAGGTCACGAGCCTCATTCAATATATAGACTTTAACGAGGCAACAGAATTCATCAGGTTTTCAACTGATATGAAGCTGCCAGTATTTAAAACGGTTGACTACGCAGAAAAGGAACGGTCGATCTACACAACAGATTACATCCTTGACATGGCTGATGTTGATAGTTTGGATAAGGTGCCTGACATCTTGATGGACAAGATCAAGCAGTACAACGATAGTTTGAGTGACGTTGACTGGGGCGAGATGATCAGCCTTGAATATATGGTGATCAAGGACGGGGTTGGTTTTCGTCTCATCTATCTGACAGACACTTTCTTTCGCGTCAACATTGATCTAGACAAGCAACTTGAGGACTTTGCTAAACGGGCGAGTTTTGAAGCACACGCAAATAAAGTCAATCCTTCATTGGAACAACAAGGCGAGTTTGATAAGCTGGTGAATGAGTTTGTTGAGAAGGTCAAAGATGATCCGGCGTTTGCGATGACACGAAACATCCATGATCGAAATAAGTTTGTCAAAGCATCTGCTCTTAATGATCCTAAACTAAGTGAACTCTTCGATAAAATCAACAGTCTTGGCCCTTATCCAAAAAGCGGTTTGCACAGTATTTCCCTAGCATTGTTAAATGAATACCGCAATCACAAAAAACATTATGACGCCATCCGCAAAGCGCACGAAAATTGAACATGACAAAGACCAGCGCTTGGCAATCTTTTATGTGGGCCTGTCGCTAATCAGGAATCAAAGAGCAACTTAACAGTCGGTTCTCCATTTGGTGAATTTGGCTTGATCCTTTTCCCTTAATGTTTATTTAAATAATAGGTAAAAGAAGCAAGATAACACAAGTGAAATTTAAAAGCTTTTACACAAACAAAATCGTTATTTAATCTACGAAACATTTTTATCAGCTTTAATTGAGACCAAGCTGAGACCAAAAACACTAAAAACACTTGTAAAATAGGAACATATTGTTCCTGTTCGCGGCATTCTCGTGATTTTTAACGGCGGTTAAAAATCGAAATGCCCGTGTAACAACGTTTTAGCCTTCCTAATTGATGTTAGGAGGGCTATTTTTGTGTGCAAAATGTGAACAAGCAATGACTTATGCCTTGATGCAAGTCATCAGGTCTGGAAGCTGTGTTATATTCGTCATGAGGCGACTGTGCAAGCAGCAAGGTGAATGAGGAGTATAAACATGATGTGGCCTGAAATGAAGCACGATCAATAGTTGAAAGGGATGATCGCTGGATGATTTATTTTCTTGATGAATACTTACTTGCAAAGAACTCAAGTGTTGAGCATGCTGCGTTGAAACGACTGGCTTTGTTCAAACAATTTAAGCAACCAGTTAAGATTCTGACGCGTGATTACGATCGTTTGAGTGTCCAAACCTTGCGCGAGCTTGGCGTTGCTCAGACGGATGTGCGCAACATGTTCGACTATTTTCAGCATGTGCCCGCCGACCGATCGGAAAAAGCTGTGCATAATGATGAGATCAATTTGCCGACAATGGATGAAGTTTCAGTCGATGCTAATCAAAGTCAGGTCACGAACGGCGACCGGCTGCGACGGCAGGTCGGGTATATTCCAGGAACCGTCGGCCATGTTTATTATCAAAACTTTTTGGACGATCAAGGCAATCTTGTGGAATGCGATCTTTGGGACGCCCGAGGGTTTAAATCGGCCACTCAG